AGGCCCCCCATGTCTACACGAAAGATTTACTCTCCAACCTTCTACCCTTTATTACAGCATAAATGGTTCTCAATTACATCCGTGATTACTTACACGAAGCACAACTTCGCATCAAGAAAGAATGGCAAACATTCCAATCATCTCATGAAACCACTGGCTACTCCGACCAACGTCCCACTGACTACGACCTCCGCCGCTACTACGACTCCGCTCGAAATTATGACGCCGAACAACACCGTACCTCAGAATACCAACACAACTTTTCTCAAACATATGAACGCTACACCCAAGCGAACATTGACCGTAACGAACCCTTCGAATTTTATCGTCATCTAGACGACAACGAACTTCCCACCAACAGATTTCCACAACCTGGCATTACTGTACTTCCTTACCGTTACCACACCGGACAAATCGTTTACACCACTGACTACCTTCCTGAATCTGGATTTGAACTCCACCCTCTCATTAAGTATCTTCTCGACCGCAAATACTCTCACTATAAACAGTACACTGACAAATACTGCCGACCACTTGGCACAACAGATGCTACATTTACCGATTTCAACAGAGAACAAATCACTATCCCACCACTCGATCCACAACGCAAAGACCTTGTTTTACAACTCGTCAAACGCATTCTAAATGGATTACCCTACCTACCACTCCACTTTGTTGACACACGATTCTGCAACACCCCAAAATCTACAGGCACTGGATATTTCCAACGCTTCTCAACATTCTTCAGAACCCACGCTTACTACGCACGAAACTCAGTATACGCACTCCGTCCTACATCAAAAGGATATTTCTTCAACACCGTATATGAATTCTCACGAACCTGGATGCATCACATCAAGGAACATGGCTTTCCCTTCGTCCCATCAGACAATCATTCTGATAATATTAGACAACTACGTCTTTTCTTCTCTAAGCACGTTACTATGCTATTTACTCGCAACCACATCTCCGACAGAGATGGAAACCTCAAACAACGTCCTGTTTACGCAGCTGATGACTTCTTCATCATGTGTGAATTAATGACCACGTTTCCACTCCATGTCATGGCCCGATATCCTATCAATGGTATCAAGTCTGCAATCATGTATAGCTTCGAAACTATCAGAGGATCCAATCATTATTTGGACTCACTCGCTCAATCATTTCGATCCTTCTTCACCATAGACTGGTCCTCATTTGATCAACGTGTCCCACGTTTAATCACTGACCTTTTCTTTACTGATTACTTACGCAGCTTAATTATTATTAACCACGGCTACCAACCCACTTACGAGTATCCCACCTACCCTGATCTAACTGAACACGATCTCTACCACCGCATGTCCAACCTTCTCAATTTCATGCATACTTGGTATAACAATATGGTTTTCGTCACCGCTGACGGATTCGCATACCTACGATCTACCGCAGGCGTACCTTCTGGTATTTTAAATACTCAGTACATTGATTCATTCGCTAACGCTTTCCTCCTCGTTGATGGACTTCTAGAATATGGCTACACAGCCTCTCAAATTCTTGAAATCACATTCTTCATCTTAGGAGACGACAATTCTGGCTTTACTCACTTCAGCCACCAAGAATTATACAACTTTCTTGAATTCTTTGAACAATACGCACTCACTCGCTACAACATGGTCCTTTCTAAGACCAAATCAGTTATTACTATCATGCGCAACCGTATAGAGACACTCTCATACACATGTAACTTTGGCAAACCTCGACGCCCACTTGGTAAACTAGTTGCCCAACTATGTTATCCCGAACATGGCCCCAAAGACAAATACATGTCTGCACGCGCGATAGGCATTGCTTACGCAGCCGCCGGAATGGACACCGAATTCCACGAATTCTGCTATGATATATATCATACTTTCCTTCCTTACGCAGCTCCAATCAATGATCACACCCTCGATATGGCCCAGAAACACCTTCCTGGCTATTTCAGAGTACTAGACTCACTATCTGCCGAAATTCCATTCGACCACTTCCCCACAATAGAAGAAGTACTACACAAGTACTCCTCCTGGCAAGGCTACCTCAAGCCCGAACCAAAATGGAACTCAGCTCATTTTGTGAATCTACCTCACATCATCCCACCGGATGCAAAAACAATGACAGACTACGAACTTGAACACAAGCTCGCACGCCCCATAGTTATTGATTGCTTCCAAGACCCTACACTCGTTTAATTTTACGATTTTCGTTTGTTTTGTCTTTATTTTTTTTAGTCATATGACTTTTTAGTTATGAAAACCTAAAATCCAACATAAAAACAAAT